CAATACAACGCCCGTTTCACGGCATCTGGAGATCATGGCGGACTGTCTAGCGAGCGGTAAGGGCTATGCGATGTTTGCCGAAGAGCCGGAGCACTGCGCTATCACGATGTATGCCGTGCTAATCGATCTGTATAAGCACAAGGGGAACGGCCAAGACCGGGGAAGCATGAGAATCTAGTTCGATACCAAAGCCGAAAGCCGTGGGATATCACCGCGCCAGTGAAAACCACCGAGACAGCCCAACAACTGGAACACCACCACGATCAGGAAAATCACCACGATCGCCACCAATATGATATTGATGATCTGCATGATCGGCCCGGCCGAAATCCCGACGAACTCCAGCACCCACGGGATCAGCAATCTCAGTACTGCAATCACCGCGCCGATGATGACGATGTTGATCAACAGTTGCTTGATCCATTCCAGCGTGAAGCACATACCGTGATCCTTAAGGGGAAACCATGAGCATCAGCAAACAGACGCAACTGAAAAACGACGCGGTCAACGATGTTCTGGAACGGCTATGGCAATTACCGGAGCAATCCCGCCTGCACGTTTTCGCAGCGGTGTTCTCGGTGCTGGTCGAAATCACCGATAGTGATCCCATCGAAGTGGCGGGCCGTTGCTGCGCCGTCCACAAAATGCTGAAAGCCAGCGGCGATCTGAAACAATATCACTAAGGGGAGACCACCATGCAAGAAGTGCCCAAAGAATTTTTCCAGACGTTGACGCACGAAGACATGATGGAAATCATCAACAATGATTCCTGCCTTCCGCCCAGGCTGGAGCTAAGACTGTACCGGATGCTCGATATCCAGAGAAAGCCGACCGGCGATGTCCAGCTTTTGATGAAGAAGGCCGAGGTCGAGCGGCTGGTCAGGGAAATTAAACGAGATCAATCAACCCCATGACCGAAATCCCCGCCGAAATCCTGGCCGCGATTGAGCAAGACGTGGAACGCTACCGCCAACTTCGCATCAATGCCGCCTTACGCCGTCTACAGCCGGGATATCTTGAAAAGACGAAAAAACGAGCTGACCAGGAATGGGTTAGAAACAACCGCGATGAAATCGTCCGCATGTTCGCTGCAGGCCAGAGCCTCAAACAAATCTGTGGCCGCGTAGAGACCATTAAACCCAACCGCATCAGACGCGAAATCCGGGACTGGCTGTGCGATGCTCTCAACCGCGACTATAAATGGGACGACGATGAGTGGAAATCAGTGCCCCGGTTCTCGGAAGAGCTATGGCGCAGCCAGGTTAACGAATGTCTTCAGGTCGCCGTCACCACCCAGGAATAAAGCGTGTTGCCCTGGGCATCCACAACCGTCAACGGCGTCGGCGGACCGGCATTCCAGAACACCAGCTTGTCAGCCGCCTTCTGCATCCGATCCGCAATCAAAGCCTGCGGCTGGTTGGCCTGAACCTGGGGAACGTTCACCGTCAAGACCACCTGCATGTCAGCCTCCTTGTTGAGCCGCCCTGCGCTTGCGCATCAGCTCACGCTGATAGGCGTTTCTGTCAGTTTTCGGTTTCTCTTTGAGTTCTTGTTCGGTCTCAGGAGACTGGTCATTTAATGGTGACGGCCTGCCATGGACACGCCCGGTCACTTTGTTGACCCCCTCATAAAACAGCGCCTTCACGATCGCATCAATGACATCCACTTCCTCGATCGACGTGGCCTTGCGCCTCAAGGCATCGAGATATTTCATCACCGCGATATCGTCGGCGGCATCGCAACTGCGAGCCGGCTTGCTAACAGCATCCGGTTTGTTAGCACCCTCTGTTAGCTTGTTAGCAGCACTGTTAGCACTTCTGTTAGCAGCGTTAGCAGTCAACTCCCGTAACGTTCTTAACTGGGCTTCCTTGTCCATGTGCAATGATCCGAAAATTCGTGCAGCGCGAAGTTGTGAAAGGGTGCGGATTTGTGGGGGAGGGCGTATAAATAAGCATGCTTGCCCCGAAGATTTTTCCCCCTCCGGGTGGTTCCGACGAAACAAACCGGCGCCTAAGTGGCTGATATCCCATTGTGCAGTGCGATGCTACAATCTAACGTTGGTATGCGTGTGTCACTTCTCGCCTAGTCTCGTCGCTGATCCGTCGATAATGCCGACATCCGAAGGTGAATGACCGGCTGCAATGGCTTCCAGTTGGGCATCTGTGAGCGCTCTCGGCGCTATCGCGTGCGTGTGCTCGGTGTGTCTGACATCGCGCCACTCGTCGGGACTCGCGTTCTTCAAAGCGAACACAGCTGCGGTAGTCTCGGCGCCCTTCCTGGAAGCTAAGAGCTTGATTTCTAAGGCTGCAATGCGTGCAGAGCGCGCGCGGGAAACAGCGTCGCCAAACTCGCTGTACGCTCTTGTCCACTCATAAACCGCATTCCGGCAAACTCGGATTGATCCTGCGAAAGCTGAGAGACTGTATCCCTTTGCCATGTACTCAATCACCCGAGCACAATATTCCGGTCGATACTCGCTAGGTCTCCCCCGCATACGCGGATCAGCGAGATGCGCTGGGACCGTGGTTTGCTTAAACGGGGCCATCAGGTTTTGCCCTCTGCAAATACCTTCAGCTGCTCTCTTGCGTCGTGGACGCTCTTATTGGCTGCCAATAGTGGGAAGACCTTGTTAGTTCCGTGGAAGCTGACCAGCTCGCGCCATTCGGCGGGCAGCCGGCTTTCAATGAACGCGACGGCTTGCGGCGGGTAATCCTCGTTGATCCGTAAGTAATCCCGGATGGCGCCGAGGCTTTCATCGTCGTCGTGCCGCGGGATCGCCTCGAGCAGCCTCACCCGTTCGATCAATGAATTCAGCTGGGTATACACCGAGCGCAGGTCGCGCCGCAGCAGCTTCACCTCGCGCTGAAACAATTCGTGATCGTTAAGAGTACAACTAACATCCGTAATCATTACGCCGTGCGTTGACATAGGCTGTGATTTCCTATTTATATGGTCAGGCGCAATCAAGCGCGACAAGGGGAAATCAAATGACTGACAAGATCGCCGAAGATCAAGGTATTCCGCTGCGCACACTGGAACAGGTGAAGGCGGATTTGGCGCGGGTATCAGCTTATCAGGCCGATCTCGGGGCAGGATGGATCAAGCTGGCATTGCGCCATGGTCTGCTGACGGAAGAGGCGCGTGACTATCTGGAACATCAATAAACCGAATTACATCACCTTACGCCCCGCTCCGCAAGGATACGGGGCTTGAGGCAGTAGAAGCGCTATCCCAGTGCTTTGCTTAAGGGGAAACCGAAATGACCGAACAGCAGATTGAAACCCGCGTCGAGCGCATGTTTGACGATCTCGATCGCCGCTACATGCACTCCAATTCCATGACCGCGGCGGAATACGAACGCCAGGCCAAAGCCATCGACCGCTGGGCCGATGAACAGTACCGCAAGCGCTATCCGCAATGGTGATCGACTTTAGCTTGTCGCTTGCGCTCGCATTCGTCGGAGCCTTCTTTCTCGCAACCATGATCTGACCATCACAACATCGCTTCACGTCCGGCAGGGGAAACCCTTACCGGACTTGGGGCATTAGAAGCGGCATTTCGCTTGCTTCATAAGGGGAAACCAGATGAAAATTCTATGCGGTCACATCTCGCCCGAAACCGCCTTCGTAGTTGACGATTATCCGTATGGCTTCCGCCTGCGCTGCAAAATCCGCTAGCTTTTTCTTCTGTATTGACCGCTAGGCAACCATTGCCTGCAGTGCCACATTGACAAGGGGAAACCATGAAACCGGCCATTACCTACATTCGCGTCTCGACGCAACGCCAGGGCCGATCCGGCTTGGGGTTAGAAGCCCAGCAGACCACCATTAACAGGTTCTGCGAAGTCGAAGGCTTTCGGATCAGTCCGCCCTTTGTCGAAATCGAAACCGGCAAGGGCGACACCCTGGACATGCGGCCGCAGCTGGTCGCCGCATTGGCAGCTGCCAGGGCCGCCAAGTGCCCGGTGATCGTTGCCAAGCTCGACCGCCTATCGCGCGATGTCGCCTTCATCGCCGGATTGATGGCACAACAGGTGCCATTCATTGTCACCGAACTCGGCGTCAACGCTGATCCGTTCATGCTGCACATCTACGCCGCGTTGGCCGAACAAGAGCGCCGCATGATCTCAAAGCGCACCAAGGACGCACTGACAGCCGCGCAAGGCCGAGGCAAGCGGCTCGGCAATCCGCAGGAAATCCAGACCAACGCCGTCAACGCGCGAATATTCGCCGAGACGCTGCGCAGCGAAATTACTCCGATCCTCGATCTATCATCACGAAAGATCGCGGCGCATCTCAACGAACGCGGCATCAAGACCAGTGAAGGCAACGCTTGGCAAGGCACGACCGTATTGCGGCTGATCGGCCGACTCAAAGAGGCAACATGAAACAAAAACCCATGAGCGGCGCGCAAATGCAAGCCGCGCTGGACGCGACCGGCTTCAGCCAGGTCGGCTTTGCCCGAACCATCAAGGTCAGCGACCGCACCGTGCGGGGCTGGATTGCCGATAGCTGGCCAGTGCCGCGCGTGGTCGCGATGCTGCTTAATCTGATGATCGACACCGATTCAACCGAGGAGGATTTAAGAGCATGATGACCGGAATCGTGATAGGGACTCTGCCTATGCTTGCCTTTACTGACGGATGGCCGGGCTTCCTCGCGTGGCTGGCCCTCGGTTATCTTCTGGCGCTTCACTTCCATTGAAAAAGCCCGACCCCGCTCCTGCTTTAATTCGGGGCCGGTAAGTCCAGGGAGGCAGAACGCCAAACAAGAAAGGCCCCGTTCGTGAGAGCGGGGCCTAACGTCTTTGACAGCATCACTCCGCAAAGTGGGCAGTAAGGGGAAACCTACAAACCTGCT